GTCAAACGGATTGGTATTCCACGAAGTGCAAACTGACTTGGAAACTGCGGGGTACAAAGTTTGGCCGTATGTACTTCCAGCTTGTGCCGTTAACGCTCCCCATAGAAGGGATAGGGTTTGGTTTGTTGCCTACTTGCGTGAGCAGCGATGCAACAACGGGAGCGATAATAGGGAAGAACGACACATTCAAACAACAGGCGAATGGGAGTTATCGGAAAATAAATCAGAACGGGACGGACGGGAGCTTGGGATTAGCGAGGATGGTTCAGTTGGTACCTGGAATGCTACCAACACCAACGGCAATGGATTCAACGGGAGCAACGGCGAATATGAAGTCAACACAAGTAAAGGAAGGATCAATGCACTCGGTGACATTGAGCAGATGGGCAAACTTAATGATGGCAACCCCAACGGCTCAAATAGTAAAGCATTTTCACAAGGAAGCATATTGGAACAATCGAATATCGAAGGGCAGACAAGAGGATTTAGCAATGCAAGTCCATCAAGCAACTGGCTACACTTCCCAACTCAATCCCCTATTTGTGGGGGAGATGATGGGCTTCCCACTAAATTGGACGGCATTACCTTTCCAAAGTGGAGAAACGAATCAATAAAGGCATTTGGTAATGCTATTGTTCCACAAGTGGCTTATCAAATATTCAAAGCAATTGACCAATTATGACCTACCAAGATCGTTACCAACGCGCACACGAACACAACTTTAAACACGCTTACCCGCAAGCATACGCAGACGGATTGTATAGCGGCCCGAAAATGCCAAAAATCAAGACCGCAAACGGCTTGACAACGTTTATTTGTAATTTCCTACTATGGCACGAACATCGAGCAACACGCGTAAACGTGATGGGGCGACTTGTGGAAGGGAAAGAGAAACACGGCAACGACATCGTAACGGTTAAGAAATACATACCATCAAGCACCAGGCGCGGAACGTCGGACATTTCGGCAACAATTCGCGGTCGCTCGGTAATGATTGAGATTAAAATAGGCAAAGACAAGGCATCACCTTACCAGTTAGCAGAGCAAGTAAAAGAACGCAGAGCGGGCGGAATCTACGAGTTCGTATCTTCACCCGAAGATTTCTTTAAACTTTACGATAGCATTATGAATGAAATTTGCACAATACATAACACGTTATTAGTCGAAGGAATTTGCGTGAAGTGTATGGATGAGAAGAATAATTAGTATATTTGCAACGAATCGGGCAGGATTCATTAAGAACGCATTTGAACCTTTTTAGGGGATGGCCTGCCCGCCTGAACCTAGAAAGGTTTTTTAATTTAATTATGGAAAAGCAATCTTATTATTTTAGTCACGATAGCAACGCGCGAAATGACGTTAAAGTTATTAAACTACGAAGGCAGTTAGGTCTTGAAGGTTATGGTCTTTATTGGTGTTTAATTGAAATGTTACGCGATGCACCCGAAAATCGATTGCCTATTGATGCAATTGATGACATCGCGTTTAGTCTAAACATTAACAAAGAAAAAATTGAAACGGTAATAAGTAATTATGGACTTTTTAGCGTAGATCAATTAAATTTTTTTAGTCAACGTCTTATTCGCTCAATGGAGCAATACAAGGAAATTAAAACAAAACTTTCTGAAGGCGGAAAAAAAGGAATGATAGCCAGGTACAAAAAAGACAAACCAACTAAACCCGAAGTAGTGTTATGATAAATCAAGATAGCATAAATGAATTAAAAGAACTTGCTAAAATGAGCGAAATACTAGCGTTATTTGCTACTGTTAAACGTTCGGGATCAGAATACGAAGCAAGATGTCCAATACATAATGAGAAAACACCTTCTTTTAAAGTGCCTTCAAATAACGATGTATTTGGCAAATGTTTTGGCTGCGGTTTTAGCGGTGATGCATTTGATTTAGTAATAAAAATCAATAATTGCACATTTTACCAAGCCGTTGAATTTGTTGCAAATCATTATAATTTTGAACTAGAACAAGACGGCAAAAAAGTAACACCACCACTTCCAAGACTTGAAAAAATAGAACCTAGATTAATTAAATGGTTTGAGGATAGAGCAATATCAAACAACACTTTATTAAGGTTTAAAATTACCCAATCAATTGAATGGATGCCAAAGGCGCAGGCTGAAATACCAGTGTTATGTTTTAATTATTATAGAAACAATGAACTTGTCAATATAAAATATCGTGGCGCACAAAAAGATTTTAGACTAAATAAATCAAGTGAATTAATATTTTACAATATAGATTCATTAAAAGACGAAGAAACTTGCGTTATAGTAGAAGGTGAAATAGATGCGTTAAGTATGTACGAATCAGGCATTTACAATGTTGTAAGCGTTCCAAACGGAACAACACCAAAGGGAAATATGCGCCTGCAATATCTTGATAATTGCTACGAGTATTTTGTAAATATGCGCAAAATTATAATTGCTACCGACAACGATAATGTAGGTAAAGCATTAAAAGAAGAACTATCGCGTAGGCTTGGGAAAGATAGATGCTTTGAGATACAATACCCGCAAGATTGCAAAGATGCAAACGACGTATTAAAATTACACGGCAAACAGGCATTAGCGACTTTAGTTGAATTAGCAAGAGAACTTCCAATTGATGGCATAGTAAACCACGATGATCTTGCAGCCGATGTGTTAAACTATTACGAGAATGGATACCCACAAGGAACAAAAACAGGAATAGAAGGCTTTGACGAATACTTGCAATTGATGCCAGGTCAATTTACAACCGTTACAGGCGCACCAGGTCACGGAAAATCAGAGTGGGTTGATAATATGATAGCACACACGGCGGTTAAATCGGGATGGAAATGGGCCGTCTGTTCTTTTGAGAACACACCCGCAGCACTACACGCAACTAAATTAGTAGAGAAATTAAGCGGCAAAGCATTTGACTTTCGCAAAGACCCAATGAATAGAGTGAGTTCGGGTGACATAAATATGCTTTTATCATTTATAGGCTCAAATTTCGCTTTTATAAACACTGGCGGCTCTGACATCACTTTGGATGGAATACTTGCTAAAACAGGCGAATTAGTGGCAAGAAAGGGTATAAACGGCTTATTGATTGACCCGTGGAATTACATTGAGCATAAAATACCTGTTGGGATGCCCGAAACTTTGTACATATCCGAATCACTTACAAAAATTAAACACGCAGCAATGAAGTACGGCATTCATATAATTTTAATTGCACACCCTGCTAAATTACAAAAGCCATTAGGACAAAAAAAGTATGAAGTGCCAACAATGTATTCAATTTCGGGTAGTGCGCATTTTAATAATAAGACCGATAATGGGTTGACAGTTTATAGAGATTTTGAAACAGGAAACGTGCAAATTCACATACAAAAAGTAAGATACTCGTGGCTTGGTAAAATTGGATGCGTAGAATATTTTTATAATACATACACGCGTCAATATGAATACATTAATAACTAGGTTATAACTAGGTTAGTAACCTTGTTACTACTACGTTATAGCATTAAAGAAAAGTAAAGTAAATAAAAGAAAAAAAAGAGGGTCGCTTGCGCTATTTTTTTGTAATAATTTAATACTACCTTTGATTTGAAAATAGAAATCGATAGAAATGGCAGGCAGAAAAAAAGGAACACCCAAAACAGGCGGACGCGTAAAGGGTAAACCAAACACAGAACTTATGAGCGTTCGCAAAGTATTTGAGATAGCATTTGCCGAAATGCAAGAAGATCCGAACGCGAATTTGTTTGCGTGGGGTAAAGAAAACGCAACGGAGTTCTACAAGTTAAGTAGCAAATTGTTGCCGTTGCAGATAACTGGTGATCCCGAATCACCATTGACAATTCAAATCACAGGAATGAACATACTATGATACTATACAAATTTGCAACCCGTTCAAGACCCGAGAAATTTAAACGTGCAATTTGCAACATTGAAGATTTCGCAAGTCAACCATTCAAGATATTAGTAAGCGCAGACGTTGACGACACGACTATGTATAATTACGAGATGTTAAAGTGGATTGGTGAACGCGAGGAAATTACTATTCGCTACGGAAACAAAGTGAGCAAGATAGAAGCCATAAACCGCGATATGGACGATTCGGGCGAGTGGGACATCTTGGTAAATATGTCGGACGATATGAAGTTTTTAATACCCGCGTTCGATAAACGCATCGTAGACGCATTTAAAGACGATTCTAGGGGGTTTGTACATTTTCCCGACGGATATACTCAAGACCTTTCAACGTTGTCTATAATGAGCCGTAGATACTACGAAATCGATAACTACATCTACCATCCCGATTACAAATCATTGTGGTCGGACAACGAGGCGACCGAAGTGGCAAAGATGCGCAACGAATACAAGTTTGTGAACGAAAGAATATTTGAACACCAACACCCAGCGTGGGGCAAATCCGTCGCAGATGATTTGTTGCGTGAGAGTGAAGGACATTATTACGAAGATAAAATGACATACGATAGACGAAAGGCGATGGGATTCCCTAAATAACTACACTAAACACACCACAATATGACACTATCAATTTTAATTTGCTCACTACACAAGCGGTCGGGAATGATGCGCGGTCTTGTCGACGAACTACGAAGACAAATAAACGGAAGCGAAGAAGTAGAAATACTCACGCACGTTGATGGCGGAGAGATCAGCACAGGAAACAAACGAAACGCACTGGTTAACATCGCACGCGGAACATACGTCGTTCACGTTGATGACGACGACGAAGTAGCGAGCGATTATGTTAGTAGCATATTAGAAGCCGCGAAACAAGACACGGACGCGATTGTGTTCAATGGTATTATGACTACCGACGGAACAAACCCAAAGAAATGGTACATATCAAAAGACTTGCCATACAAAGCAGAAATCAGAAACGGACAAGAAGTGTATTTGCGCTACCCTAATCACATCGTACCGATTAAACGCAGCATCGCGTTGCAAGTACCATTCGGCAATAAATACCGCGAAGAAGATTACGACTTCGCAACGCAATTACACCATCGCGGATTAATAAAGACCGAAACTTTGATTGATAAAGAACTATACACTTATAAATTCGTAAACCACAAATAATGAAGCACTATTCACAAAACCAAGAGGACATCGCTATCCAAAACTACTTTCAAGGCTACACCGGTAAGTTGTTGAGCATCGGCGAGAATGACGGCATCACGTTATCCAATTCACGCGCATTGATTGAACTAGGATGGAAAGCCGACCTGGTAGAACCATCACCAACCGCGTATAAGATGCTAGAAATGTTGTACAAGAAGAACGACAACGTAACAACGCACAAAGTAGCAATAGGCAAACGCAACGGATTTACGCAATTGTTTGATATGGGAACGCATTTAAACAAGGGCGACACGTCTTTGTTGTCAACTATCAAGGAAACGGAAATGGCACGTTGGAAGGGCACGGAGTTTAAACCAGTGCGCGTTAAAGTAATGACATACGATAAGTTCACACAGGAAACATACGATTTCATTAGCATAGACGCAGAGGGAATGGACATCGACATCTTAAAACAAATAGACTTGGACGGCGTTAAGTGTTTGTGTATTGAATACAACAACGACAGGCACGTTGAAGCCGAAATTCGCGCATTAGTTCCCGAAAGATTCAAAGAAATATATCGTTCACTTGAAAACTTAGTATTTGCATTATGAGAAATTCCTGTATGGTATCAGTGTCTTCACTAGGACGCGAAGATTATAGAAAAGCACAATTAGCACTTATAGATTCGTCTTTAGGCAATTGGCAAGGCGATTACTTGATGCGCAGCGTTGATGGGTATTGCGCAAACTATTACGGCGTGAACATCGAGTTAGGTTCGTGGCCTGTAACCGAGAAACACGGCACATCCTGGCAGCACGCAGATATGCCGTATCAATTTAAAGTCTTTGCGATACAAGAAGCACGCGAGAAAGGTTACACGCAAATACTATGGTGCGATTCAACTATTCGCGTAATGCAACCCGTTGAGCCGCTATGGGCAGAGTGTAAACAACACGGCATATTAGCGTGGAACAACGAAGGACACGAATTGGAAGATTGGATTAGCGACTTTGCGCTTGATAAGTTAGGTCTTGCCGAAGTACGAGGGTACAAGCAAATAATGGCTTGCTGTATAATGTTTGATTTCAGTAACAAAAAATGTGTTGAAGTGTTTGACAAATGGATTGAAGGCGCAAAGAATGGTTCGTTCTATCACGACTATTCAAGAAATTTAAATTATAAAGGCAGCCGACACGATCAAGCATATTTAAGCGCGTTAATGAAATTGCACAACATACCGATACAAGATTACGGCGCACTGGCTTACCCACATCACACACCTATAAAACCAACGTTTCTAAATTGGGGTGTATGACAATAGAATTTAATACACACGGGAATTTAAAGCAAAAAGAAGTATGCAGACTTTGGATTGATGCAACAACAACGGACATCGCGTATGGTGGCAGTAAGGGAAGCGGCAAATCCTATCTTGGCGTGTCGTTAATCTTTGGCGATGCGTTCTTGTATCCAGGTACTAACTATTTCATTGCGCGTAAGTCACTAACAAATATTAGGAAGTTTACAATTCCTTCCATTCACGAAGTGTTTGCGCATTGGAACATACGCGCCGACCAATGGAAGTACAACGGGCAAGATAATTACTATGAACTACACAACGGAAGCCGAGTGTATTTGTTAGATGCAAAATACCTGCCATCTGATCCCGAATACTATCGTTTCGGTTCAATGCAGATGACACGCGGATGGATAGAAGAAGCGGGCGAGTTTGAAGAAGCGGCAAAAAATAACTTATCGGCATCTTTAGGACGTTGGAAGAATAATGAATACAAACTAACGGCTAAATTGTTGCAAACGTGCAACCCGTCAAAAAACTATTTATACCGCGAGTATTATATACCAAACAAGGCTAACACATTACCATTGTGGCGCAAATTTGTGCAAGCGTTGCCGCAAGATAATAAAATGTTGAGCGATGGTTATCTTGACAACCTTGAAAGAAACTTAACACCAAATGAACGCGAGCGTTTACTACAAGGGAATTGGGAAGTTGACACGGACGCCAGTGCGTTGATAGATTACAACAAAATCATTGACACATTCAGCAACAACCACGTTATCGAGGGCCGCAAATGTATAACGGCGGATATGGCACGACTTGGTGGTGACAAAATTGTTATTATCGAATGGACAGGATTTCGCGGACACATACGTTTCTATCAAAAGCAAACAATAGACGTAACCGTCCAACTAATAGAAGCGGCAAGGATACGATTATCTTGCGGTAAGTCTGACGTATTGATAGATGAAGATGGATTGGGAGGTGGAGCGGTTGACTTTGGGGGTTACAAAGGATTTGTAAACAATGCGCGAGCGTTACCATCACCATCGAATCCACAAAAAGACCAAAAGGGAAATATTAAACCCGAAAACTTTGACAATCAGAAGTCGCAATGTTATTACAAGTTAGCCGAGCGCGTAAATAATAACGGGATTTACATAACGTATGACGATGACCGCGTCCGCGAATGGGTGATTCAAGAACTAGAGCAAGTGAAACAAAAACGTCTTGATTCTGATTTAAAAAAGGGTATTATAAGCAAAGATCACGTCAAAGAATTGATTGGTCGCTCACCCGATTTTAGTGACGCATTAATGATGCGCGAAGCGTTTGAAATGATGCCAAGATTCATACCTACACCACAAGATGACTATTAATAACAAATTTGTAGTAATTTTACTTTATAATTCTTCACAATGAACATATTTGACAAGTTTCTTATAAACTTCACGGAAAAAAGAATCGATAAATTAGTTGGAACGGCGCAGATGCTACCATCAACTTTACGAAACGGATATCTTGGCGGGAATAATCCGCCACCAATGTACGGTGACATAGTAACTTGGCAAGGTCAGAACGGCGTTAATCAAGTAAAGAACGGCTATTGCGCAAACGATATCGTTTATTCAATCATTCGTTTGATAGAAGAAAAGTGCAAGCAAGCACCGTGGGCCGAATACGAAGTAATAGACGAACAAAAGTACAAACAATATAAAGGGATGTTAGCACGTCCCGACTTGATTGAGGATTGGGATAAAGTTGCAGAAGTTAAAGAAGCGGCTTTGCGTTTAGTTAAAACACCTACAAAAGTAACCGATTTGTTATTGCACCCTAATGACGAAGACACTTGGGGTGATTTAATAGAACAGATGGTTGGTTTTAAACTTATTACTGGCAATAGTTACGTTTACGGCAAACGGATATTAGCGGGTAAAAATGTGGGTATGCCTAATAGCTTACACATAATGCCGTCGCAATATATGTCGATAATTGCGAATTTAAACGAGTTCCCCATCAACATTACAGGCTATCAATTGTATATGCAATACATTCAGATGTTTGATAAAGAGGAAATATTGCACGACAAATATTTTAATCCCGAATGGTCAATCATAGGTTTACAATTGTACGGATTATCACCGCTACAAGCAGCCGCAAAAGTATTAACGCGCAGTAACGAAGGCAAGAACGCAAGTGTTGCCGCGTACAAGAACGGCGGCCCTAAAGGTGTGTTGTTTGTAGATGACCAAAGATATGACGGAAACGTTGCAGTACAAGAAGCAATGGCCGTGAGAAAGAAATTAGCACAGTTTCAAGGTAGTGACCAATTTAACCAGGTTGCAACGAGCGGATACAAGATGGGATTCACGCCACTAGGTTTATCGCCTGTGGATTTAGATTTATTGAACGCAGAGAATATGGATTTACGCGCACTTTGTAATGTGTACCAAGTGCCATCACAATTATTAAACGATCCCGATAATAAAACATTTAGCAACACAAAAGAAGGTGAGAAAGCGTTAACGGTGCGTTGTGCTATTCCAGCACTTGCATCTATACGCGACCAATTCAATCGTAAGTTTCAAAAGGATTGGAACGCTAAAGGACGCGTCATTGATTTTGATACAAGTGTTTATACAGAATTACAAGAAGGCAAATTAGACACAGTAACCTGGCTTGAAAAATCGTGTTTAACACTAGAACGCAGATACGAAATATTAGGCGAGAAAGTACCCGAATGGATGGACGAGCAAACACGCAGAACAATACTTGTTCCGTCATCAATTACGACTTTGGACAACATAGAGAATCCGCCTATTAACTTGCCATCGGGATTGAATCCATACGCAAAGCAACCCGAAGCACCAAAACCCGCTAAATAAGTGAGTTACTATTCGACATACAAGAACATCGTTCTTAAACTACAAAACGCTTATAGGCCGCTAATTTACGCGTGTTTACAAGAACAAATCGACACGTTTATTGTAGAATATAAGAAGAATCAACACGCAATACCGACCGATTTGCCTACGCAGCCATTGTATGATACTTTAATGAACTTGTATCAAAGTGGGGGTATTACAATGGCAAACGTGACACAAAAAGAGATTAAAAGACAAGTAAAAAAAGACGATAACAAAAAAGAAGAATCGTTGTGGCAATGGATTATTAGAAAATATTATGAATTGTTTTTGATGGCAGACATCGTGCAACCGATAACAAACACAACGTTCAATCAAATTAAACGCATTTTACTACAAGGGCAAGACGAAGGATGGGGAATAAATAAGATGGTGGCAGCGTTAAAAGATAGCGACATCACGCGCCAACGGGCAGAATTAATAGTTAGAACGGAATCAATGCGAGCATCAAATGTCGGTGCAATGATAGCGGCGGCGGGTTCGAGTGTGGCAGTAATGAAAC